CATATCTTGTATGGAATCAGAACCATCAACCATAGCTTTTTTTGAAAGGTTAGCATTAATTATTTTTTCTATTATTGAAGTAGGAGAGCCAGTGTATGACTTATTAACATTTTGAACTATTGATTCAAACATATGATATTCAGTACAATGTAGTACTACGTTTTCTCTTCTTTCTTCTATTTTTTCTGTCTTTACGATTTTATCAATTACAAATTCTTTTTTAATTTCGTTACCAGTATCTACTTCTTCTGTTTCAACTAATCTTATTGTAAGTTTTTCTCCACCTTGGAAGTCAAAATCTTGAACGACATTTTCTTCATCTGCGAAAGATATAGTCATAGTTAAGTATGGCTTTTCAATGTGTTCATATATCTTCATGGCATTAACTAATCTGGCAATATCAACGCCAGTGATTGCTCTATCAGACGTTATTAATGCTTCAATTAAATGATATTCTGATGATTGTTCAGCAGTTGCTGTACTCATGTTAGCCTCTTATAGCTTTTTTGAAACTAGAAGATAAAGTGCTTATAAGCTCTGGTCTTATTACAGTAATTTGTCTTAAGTTTTCATTAACAGCAAAATAAACGTCTTCATGCGTCTTTTCAGTAAGAGACGCACCGGGCCCTACAGTAAAATCAATATCAACTATGTTATTACTACCATCGACATAATGACTTGCTGACTGAAATTCTTTTGTACTTGAAACAGAAACTAATGATTCAGAAGTTCCAGTGCTATTTGTAGATGATAGTGTTTCACCACTACCAGTAAAATTTTGCGTTCCTTCAATAATTATTTGTCCTAGGTCAATATTTCTTTTTATAATCTTGCCAGTAGCGCCTGAAGTATTTCCAGTTACTGTTTGACCAACTTTAAATTTAGTAACTAAAGCGCTGTCTCTTGTTGTAAGTGTAGTGTTAGGAAATGCTTTTTTCATATATTCTTCAAACTCGTGTCTTATAAGAGGCCACCCTTGTTCTCTTATATCATCATTTAATAAATAAAAAGTCCAGTAATGTAAGGGTGTATCGTATAATATCTGAGATACTTGATCTGGTCTGAATCCTTCTTGTATTGTAAATGAATTTAAAAAAGTTATATCATTTTTAATTCCATCTATAACGTCAGCGAATATTGAAATATTTTGAAATACTGTTTGATCAACTTCATCGCCAAATTTATAAGATACGTCTTGAAATTCATTAAAATATAACATTAAAAACCTGCCTTAATATCGTCTTGATCGAGTGTTTGATTTTCTACAAAACTAAGAGTTAAATCTACTTCATTTGGTTTACCGTCAACTTTAAATGCACCGCCGGTAGGATTTACCGTGTGACTCATGTTTCTAAGATAACAAACTTTTAACTTTGGTAAGTTTGCATTTTCAACACCTTTAAAGTTAAATCTTATTTTAAAAGCGTTTGGAAAGTTAAATCCAAGTTTTGCTTCAACATTAAGACTTCCAATAGGTACATCAAACGCTCTTGGATATAATTCTGTTCTAAATAACTTTATTATATCTTGTATGTTTCTTGCTTCTTGCGGAGAAGTTGCTATCATTTTAAATTGAAAAGTAAATTCTCTAACGTTAACACCATTAAATAAAGTTCTTATATTAGGATTCACTGTCATTTTTGTAATATTACTTACAGCTGGTAATGCACTTGATCTAAATCTATTCGTGGCTCTAGTTGCAGTAAATCTTGCTAGTTCTGTACCCATAGGACCAATATCAATATCTTTACTTAAAACAGCATTAGCAGCAGCTTTTGCGTCATCGACTATAGTTTGAGCGACTGCAGAAAGGCCGCTACCTCCACCGGCTATAGCTTGTTCGGCTGCAGCACCTGTAGCACCTATTCCTACACTTTGATATTGCACACCATCAACAAACGTTTGTGATAGCGGGAAAAACATTTTAACATTTGGTGCACCGTTCTTAGGAAAAAAGTCCATAGCACTTATTGTATTGTCAACTTTTTTTAATTGACTTGTTTCAGCTTTGCTGTCTCTTTTTGCCATAAAATTTAACGCAGCGGCATCGTCACCGCCAGCGAACCTATCAGGAGCTGCGGCAGTATCTGATACAAAAGTCGTTGCTTGATTAGTCGCTCCTAAAAATTGGCTGTTAGCATCATCTGACATTTGAAAGCCAGGATTCATTGATCCAAAGTCATCGACCATGCCTAGTCCAGCTGCAGCATTACGCGCGTCGTCTTCTTCTTTTAACTTTTGCTTAAGATTATTTTCTTGTTGTTTTAAATGAGATTTTTGAGACTTACCAGGGCTAGCCGATCTAAATTCTTGTATTTGAAAAGATACAGTTGCTGCGTATGCTGGATTACCTTCAATATCAAGTGGATAACTTAATGTTTCTCCACCGCCACCAAATGAAAACATAGATTTTAATAACGAAGAACCTCTTTCAGCTATGTCTTGTAACTGACCTTGAGCGTTTTGCATACTTGTAAAGGCACTTTGTGCATTAGGAGATATTTTTTCACCTAAGGGTCCAACTTTATCGAATATTGACATTGTAATTCCTTATACATATATTAAAGTATTATTGGTTATTTATATGGTTTATTCAGGTCGTTACATAGTTAAAAACAAAACAAAATACAAGGGTGACTCTAACAACGTTATTTATAGGTCTCTTTGGGAACGCTCTGTATTTGGTTGGTGTGATAATAATCCAAAGGTTAAGTATTGGTCTTCAGAAGAAGTGGTTGTACCATATTATTACGACGTAGATAAAAAGTATCATAAGTATTATGTAGATGTTAAAATTGTTTTAGAAGATAAAACATTATTAATAGAAATAAAACCAGAAAAAGAAACAGTTCCTCCTATTGGTCCAAAAAGAACTAAGAGATATATTACTGAAGGTCTTACGTATGTTAAGAATATGAATAAATGGGAAGCTGCAAATGAATATGCAAAAGATCGTGGTTGGGAGTTTCATGTATGGACAGAAAAAACATTACAAGAAATGAAGTTACTACAAAAACCTGTTCCTGGAAAACTTAAGAAATATACTCCACTTAAACCATTTCGAAAAAAGCGTAAGAAAAAGATATAAATAGATCTATGAGTAACTTATTTCAGAAACTAGAACTTGAAGCCTTTCGAAAAGGTATTACACCTCGAACACAAGAATCAAGAGAATGGTTTCGTAAACGCGTACAAAGATTAACAAGAGTTAATCGTGAATCTTTAATGAGAGAAGAAGGTGTTAATAAAATAAATACACCTTTACTTGGAAGCATGCTTATGTTTTTCTATGATCCTAAGTTAAAAGATAAATTGCCATATTACGATACTTTCCCATTAGTCATACCCGTTGAGAAAGCACCGGGTGGATTTAGAGGTTTAAACTTACATTACATACCACCAGTTTTAAGAGCAAAATTTTTAGATAGTTTACTTGATGTAGTTAACAATAAGAATTATAATGAATCGACACGTTTTACATTAACATACAAATTACTTAAAGGCGCTGCTAAATTTAGATATTTTCAACCGTGTTTTAAACATTACTTGATGGACCACGTTAAATCTAAATTTGCACAAGTACCTGCACCAGAATGGGAGATCGTAACTTTTATGCCAACCGCAAGTTGGAAGAAAGCTTCTGCTGGAAAAGTATATTCAGATTCAAGGAAGATAGCAAATGGCTAATAGTGTAGATGAATTAAAAGCTTTAGCTAATACAAAATTAGGATTTGCGAGAGCTAATAGATTTTTAGTAACATTTCCAACTAGCTTTGGTGGAAGTGGAGGGTTACTAGGAAGCGTATTAGGATTATTAAACTTAGGTGGAGGCGGTGCTTCAGGCAGAGAACTTAATATACTTTGTTCTAATACTACACTACCAGCTAAAGTTACTCTAACAAGTGATAGAAGAATCGGAATGGAGTTTCAAAAAGTAGCTTACGGTTATGCTGTCGATGATATCAGTATGACTTTCTATTTAATGAATGATTATGGAGTAAAAGAATATTTTGATGCGTGGCGAAACACGGCAATACCAGAAGAAGGCAGTAACGCGTTTACAAGTAGTTACAAAAGTTCTTACGCAAAAAGTATTACCATACATCAATTAAGACAGCCTTTAGCAGGGTTTAGTAAACAAATTGGTCCAATAAGATTTGGATTAGGACTTGGAGGAGGAAGCGTTTATTCAGTAGAACTACTTGAGGCTTTCCCAATTGCAACAAGTGCAATAGAACTAAATAATGAATTAGACGGATTAGTACAACTGTCAGTGACATTTGCGTACACTAACTGGAGAAGAACAACAAATACGCAAGGATTTATAAATATGGATATTGATACACCTCTTGGTGGAATTGATGTGTTATAAGGAGATATAATGGCTTTACCACAATTAAAAAATGATGTGCCAAAATATGAAATGACTATACCTTCAACTGGGCAAATAGTAAAGTATAGACCATTTTTAGTTAAGGAACAAAAAGTGCTACTTGTAGCGTTTGAATCTAAAGACAGTAAACAAATATTAAACTCGATGCTTGATTGCTTATC